AATAATACACCTGACGTAATTGATAGAAATCAAATGGTAGGACAAATATTCCTTCAACCTGCTAAAGCAGCTGAATTTATCATAATTGATTTCAATATTTTACCAACAGGAGCAGCTTTTCCTGAATAAAATTTAGGATAGTGTATATTTATATTAAATAAAGAGGAGTACAAAAGATGGCAGAATTACTTGACCCAACCGAAATATTTTATACGGCTTATGAACCAAAGATGTCCAATAGGTTCATCATGTATATTGAAGGTATTCCAGCATACTTAGTTAAAGCTGCTTCAAGACCTTCAATTGACCAAGGTGAAGTTATACTAGATCATATCAATGTTGAAAGAAAACTAAAAGGTAAGTCTAGATGGCAAGATGTAACAGTAACATTGTATGACCCAGTTGTTCCATCAGGAGCGCAAGCTGTAATGGAATGGGTTAGGTTGCATCATGAGTCTGTAACAGGTAGAGATGGATATAGTGACTTTTATAAGAAAGACATTACTTTCAATACATTAGGACCTGTTGGTGATAAAGTTGAAGAATGGACATTGAAGGGTGCATTTATATCATCTGCAACGTTTGGTGATATGGATTGGGCAACAGAAGATCCGATTCAAATTGAATTAACGTTGAAATATGATTATGCAGTGTTACAATTCTAATTGAAATATTTCAAAAGCATTAAAGAATCCTACCTAACGGTAGGATTTTTTACATTTGCTGTATATTTATATAAAATTAAGTTATTGGAGATTATATATGTCAAAATTAGTTAACGAAGATTATCCAAAGACAAACAAATCAATGTCAGATAATCAATTGAAAAAAATTGCAGAAGCACAATATAGAGCAGAAGAAGCTGCTAAAACATCAGAAGCAAGAGATTATCCAACTGAAATAGTCGAATTGCCATCCAAAGGAAAATTTTATCCAGAAGGTCATCCATTAGCAACTGGTAAAATTGAAATGAAATATATGACTGCAAAAGAAGAGGACATCTTATCAAATCAATCATATGTTAAATCAGGAGTTGTTTTAGACAAATTATTTAAGGCATTGATAGTAACGCCTGTAGATTATAATGATCTATTGTTAGGTGATAAAAATGCAATTATGGTTGCTGCTAGAGTATTAGGATATGGAAAAGATTATGAAATATCTGTAGTGGATGATGACGGTAATACTCAAAAAGAGATTGTCGATTTAACTAAATTAGAAGACAAAGAAATTGATTGGAGCAGATTTGAAAAAGAAAATGCATTTGAATATGAATTACCAGTTAGTAAAAGAAAGATAACAGTTCAACATTTAACGCATGGTATTCAAAGAAAAATAGATGCAGAACTAAAAGGTTTAGCTAAATTAAAAAAAGCACCTGCAGAGTTAACAACAAGATTAAAATATACAATAACATCAATTGATGGAAATGATGATTCATCGACTATTAGAAAATTTGTTGATAATGAATTATTAGCAATAGATTCTAGAGCATTAAGAAAATTTATCGAAACCATTACACCAGATATTGATCTTTCAGTTGATTGCCTGTCGGAGGAGACCGGCGAGCCCTTTCGCGGTAAAGTTGGCGTCGGATTGGACTTTTTTTGGCCTGACTTCGAAGTATAGATTATCTGTACAAGAACAGTGTTTTGATTTAGTTTATTACGGCAAAAACTTCTCTTATACTGAAGCATATAATCTACCAGTATATTTACGTACATTCTTTATAAATAAAATAAATAAGATTCATAAGGATCAAAATAAAGCTCAAGAAAAAGCTACTAAAGAAGCACGATCGAAATCTAAAGCCTCTGCCCCTAAATTTAGAAGATAAATACTGGTATACAGATATTTATTAAAAAGGGATATCTAATGAACAAACTAGAAAAAGATACTTTAGCTCAAATCGATGAACTCAATGAAGGAATATTGTCTAGCATTGCAAAAATGTTCATGTCTAGAAAAGTAAAAAATAAATACAGAAAAGTATATAAAATTGCTAAACATGATCCAGAATTGCAATCAGCATTAGCTGACTTAGAAGATTATCACGGAAGACTAAATAAAATTCTAAAAACGTTATGTAAACGTAATCCTGAACATCCTAAATGTAATTAAGGGATAAGTAGTGGCTAAATTAACTAAAGAACAAATAGCATTACAAAAAGAAGCAAAAGCTCTTTTAGATCAGCAAATTCTAACAGCGAAAGAATATTCTGCAGTTTTAAAAGAGATAAATAACGTACAGGCTGGTGCAAATACATCTTTAGCAAAAATAATAGCTTCTCAAAAAAATCTTAGCAAAACTGTTAAAGAAACAAACAAAGAGTTAACAAAAGGTCAAAAATTAAGAGAATCGATAAGATCTCTTGAATATGAACAAATTGATATCGCATCAACTTTACAGAGTGGATTAAAAGGTAATCTTAAAGAGTTTATGGGCATTGGTAAACAAGCTCAAGCAGTTGCTGATAAATTAAAGATTCAATATAAAGAACAATTAAAGAGTAGACAAATAACTAAAACCATGTATAATGAACTAGTTGCAACTGCTAGTGAAACAGCAGATATAGCTAAAAACATGGAAGTAATTGCTAAATCACCGGTGGCAGAAGGATTCGAAGAACTTCAAGGGTATGCTAATGAAGCTGCAAATAAAATAGAAGGAGTATTTTCATCTATACCAGGTGGCGGCATGTTATTTAATTATCTAGGCGGCGGCGCACTTAATGATCAATTAACTGCAGCAGTTACGAAAGGTGCTGCAGATATGGCAAAAGCAATGGGACCGGCAAGAGATGCGATGGGAAGATTTGCTAAAAAAGGTTCCGCTGACGTTGTTCAGGGTGGTAAAGATATGATTGGTGCACTTTCAGATGGAATGAAAGGATTTATAGGTCAAGTGAAAGGAATACCAAACATAGGAATGATGTTAGGTATAGGCGCTGCATTGGTAGCAGTAACTGCATTAGTAGCAGTATTTCGATCAGTAAGTCAACAAGCTCATGAATTATCAGAAGCAACCGGAGTAACATATACTGAAGCAAAAAGATTAAATAAAGAAGCAAGAGCAGTTCAATCGACATTTGGTAATCAATTAGCAACCATGGAAGATATTACTGCAGTTCAGGCAGAACTAGTAAAAGGCATGGGTTCTGCAGCATTAGTAAGTACAGAGGTAGCAGCAAATGTAGCAGATACAGCTAAGGCATTTGGAGTAAGTTCAGAAACAGCTGGCCAAGTAACTAAAGAATTGACCATGATGGGCATGTCCCAACAAGAAGCAGCTGATCTGCAATTAGAAACAAATGCAGCTGCATTAAAAGCTGGAGTAAATGTAGCAGCCGTTCAAGAAGACATTGCACAAAATGCCCAAGCGGCAGCAGCATATTTTGGAGGTAGTGGTAAAGAATTAGCAAAGGCAGCAGTCGAAGCAGCTAAAATGGGCGTTTCTATAGAACAAATGGTTAAAACTGCTGATGGATTATTAGATATAGAATCTAGTTTAGAAAAACAATTTAGAGCACAAGCATTAACTGGTAAGAATCTTAATTTTGAAAAAGCAAGACAATTAGCATTAGATGGTAAAATAGAAGAAGCTCAAAAAGAAATGTTGCGTCAAGCTGGTACAATTGATGAATTTAATGCAATGGCACCTCATCAAAGAAAGGCATTGGCGGAAGCAATGGGAATGGAAGTTGGTGAATTACAAAAATCATTGACATTACAAAAAATGAGAGGTAAATTATCTGATGATGAATTAGCGGCTGCTAATGGATTAAATTTATCTGCAGAAGAATTAGCCAAAATGGATGCCGATCAAATTAAAGCTGAGTTAGCTAAAAAGAATGCAGCAGATAAAACAGCTGCAGCATTTCAAAAAATAAAAAATGATTTGATTCAAGCATTAGCACCTGCGGCAGAAGCATTTGCAGAAATATTTTCAGCATTATCGCCAGTAATAACAGTATTAGGAAAAATAATTAAAGTTGCATTTCTTCCAATTACATTACTTGGAAAGGCAATGCAAGCATTTATGGATGCAAGTATTGCAGTTAAAGCGCCTATTATTGCAATTGCAGGCGCAATAGGGTTAGCAAAATTAAATTCATCTGGCTTGTTAGATAAGATGAAAAATTTAGATAAAACAGCTGTTAAAACATTTTTGACCAAAAAGAAAGATCAGGCATTAGGTTTTATTGCGAATTCGCAATTAGGTGTTGCATTAGGATTGCAAAAAGCAAAAGAAGGTTCAGTTAAAGCTGAAAATAAAGCTAAGAATCAAGGTATAATGTCAACCGTGAAAGAAATAGGTAAAAATGCACTTGCGGCTGCTGGCCAATTAGCAAAAGGTGTAGGAGCAATATTTTCAGGAATAATGTCATTCTTAGGACCATTTGGTATTCCAGTTGCGATTGCAGCTGTTGGAACTATGATTGGATTGTTCATGAAAGCCAAAGCAAAAAAGGCTGGTGACGTTGGTATTTCGCCGAATGGAGGACCGATTGTAGCTTCTCCTCAAGAAGGAGCAATATTCCAAGGAACAAAAAATGATGGTGTAGAAATGAGCCCAACTGCTGGAAATCCTAATTCGGGAGGAGGTGGAGGTAGCACGACAGCTCAAATATCATCGACACAAATGAAACAAATAATTGATACGTTACAACAAATAGTTCAAGGAGTACAAAATCCACCACCAGTACAAATAACAGAAAGTCAAGTTGGTCAAATAGGAAATAAAGTATCGGCTGCGAAAAGCTTTATAGGAATGTAATATGGCATTAATGGATTTAAAATCAGATTTAAGTTGGTATGGAAAAAAAGCTCCAGGCTTTTCTCCTAATGCTGCCAAAACAGATACAAGATTTAGTAATGATGCATCTAGTCCTTCAGCTATATTATCTGGATTTGATAATAAAGGAGATATATTAGCACCAGTATCCAAATTAGCTGCCGATTCATTTATTGTCGACGATGTTACATTTTCTGACAGAGGATCTGCAAGTCGAAAAGCACAATTAGGAGTTGGAACAAAATTTCCAATTTCATATGATGGAACAGTTCATACATTTGATAAAGTTAGAACAGGATTCAATTTTGAAAACAAATATAGTGATTCATACGGAGTTAAGTTTAAAAATTCTGGATTAGCAGATACATATACAACTAATTCTCCAATTGATGATATGTATGGTAAATTTAATTTACGAGAAGATGCTCATGATCCATTTGGATATGCAAAGCCTCCTTTTATATTACGAGGCA